ACGGACGCAAGATTGGTTTCACCACTGAACTGCTTGAGTCAATAAAGCGCGACGACTACGAAATTTTTGTAAGTCAGTACCTTAACGAAATCGTCGCGACCGGCGACCAATTATTCCCGCAGAGCTTACTGCAGCGCGTCACGAAATCGAAAGCTGACCCGGAGTATCCCGCGCAGGCACCCTGTATCTTCACCGTCGATCTCGCGCCAACCGCTACCACAACATCAGACTCCTCGGTAATCGCAGTCGGTAAGCCTGATGCCCGCGGCAGAGTCTGGGTTGAGGAAGTTAACGGCGACAAGTGGACCCCGTACCAGTTCGGTATCAAACTGATCGAGCTATATCTTCGCTATCGACCTGTCCGCATACTGATCGAGAAGGCCAGCGGCGCCGAATATCTTCTGGAATTCCTCCGCGTTCTCGCCAGGGATAAGGGCGTCTCACTACCGCTTGACTACATCGCCGCCGGGCGTCAAAAAGGCGCCAAGTACCTTCGGATAGCGGGACTTGAGAGCGCATTCAAGACTGGTCGCATGTTCCTCATGGCGGGATTGACAGACTACGAAAAACTCACTGAGGAACTACTGCAGTTCCCCCGCGGCCGCCACGACGACCGACCGGACGCAATCGCACTTCTTTACAGCGCACTCGCGGCAAACATCGCGTTTGTACCCCTGGTAAAGAAGCTGCCGTATTTCTTTGATGTGCCTTATTCAACCGAGCGCAACGACACACCGTCGTCGGTCCTCGGAGACGGGTTTTCCTGCTAACTATGGGCGGCTTCCAAACACTACCGAACGCTATTGAAGCAGCACCGATGGTGCCGACTCCTGAGCAGACTAAGTTCTCTGACGAGACGTTAGAGGATAGCGTCGCACTCAACATGGTCATCGCGGACATCGGCAACGCCTCGGCGTTCGTCCAGTCCAAAGCACACCCGACCGAACAGAACTACATCGACGACCTGTACCGCGCCGTACCCGTCGTGCGCAAGTGGGAAGGCTCAAACGAAGCCCGTTCGCACCTCTCCATGCCCCTCGTCCTCGAAGTGGTTGAGTCACTGCTCCCCCAAATCTTCCTCGGCTTCTTCAGCGACCGCACCCCGTTCCAACTCACCGCGAAAGGCGTCACGAAGCAGAACGCTGCTCGCGCCGCGTCAAAAGTCTGCAAGTGGGCGATTACCGCCGCCGGCTTCAAGGAAGAGATTCGCAAGATCCTCAAGTCGTGCCTGCTCTACGGTAACGGCGTCGGCAAGTGGGGTTGGAGCATCACCACTGAGCGTGAGCGCGAGTATACCAAAGGTGAAGACGGCGGCATCGTCAGTACCACCAAAGAAGTTAAGCGGTCGGTCCCAACCTTCGAGTACGTCGAACTCGGCAACCTGCTGGTTGACGGCTCTCTCCGCACCCAGGACATTCGCGACAGCCGCTACGTCATCCGGCAGAAGTTCGTCACCGCCGAAGACCTCGACGAGATGCGTAGCGACGAGCGCTACAAGAATATCCCGTCGCGCGCGCAACTCAAGACGTTCCTGTCCAACCTGAACGAGCCAACGCAGGACAGCTTCATCTCCCTGCACGTCGAGACATGGCGCCGGCAGCAGGCGGAAATCCAGCGCAACTCTACGTCAGTCAACCCACTGTCGCAGCCGTTGGAAATTCTGGAATACGAAACAGAAGACCGCATCATCACCATCTTGCAGCGCACGCTCGTCCTTCGCAACGACGAGAACGAATACGACCAACTGTCGTATGTGTCGTGCGCCTTTATCGACGTTCTGAAGTCCTTCTGGGGCTTGGGCATCGGTCATCTACTCGATGGCGAACAGCGCCTCGAATCCGGCGTCGTCAACGCCTGGGTCGACTCGCTGAACCTGACGCTCTCCCCCTCGTTCCACCGGAAGAAGGGCGTCGGACCCAGCGCGCAGAACATCAAAGTCGCTCCCGGTCGCGTCATCAACGACGATGGCGAACTGGCGCCGCTCGTTATACAGAGCGTCACCCAGGAAGCTCTGCAGGCTATCCAGTCTTCAGAAGCCCGCGCCCGCAAGCGCGTAGGCGCCAACTTCGGCGCGGATATGCCCAACCAGGCTATGCGCACCGCAGAAGGCGTCCAGCAGTTCACCGCCAGCGCGCAGACTCAGGTTCAGTATTTCATCGAGCAGTTCGCCGAGCTAGTCTTCAATCCGACGCTCCACGCGTTTATCGCGTTGTGCAAAGACAACCTCTCGCCCGAAGAGATCGACGACATTCTGACGGATGAAGAGGGCCAGGAGTTCGAGGGCGAACACCTCGACATCTACCAGGGTAAGTACAACATCGAAGTGCTGTCGAGCACGAAGCTCGCCGCAAAGCGCGCGATGGTGTCACTGGCGCCTACCTTGATGCAGTTCTTCGCAGCCGGCCCGGTACAGCAGGCGTTCATGGTTCAGAACAAAAAACTGGACATGGCTGCCTTCACCGAAGACCTTCTCGACATCGCCGGTTGGGACTTCAACGACCTGATCGTGGACATGACGCCGGAAGACGGCCAACGTGCCATGCAGCAGAACCCAGCGATTATCAAGATGCAGTCCGACATGGCGCTGCAGAATCAGAAGGGCCAACAGGCGCAAGACCTCGAACAGACGAAGGGCGATGTGCGCGGCGGTATCCAAGTCGTCAAGCACATCCTCGACCAGTCCGGCGCGCACGACGAAGCCGCCCGCGGCCTGATGAGCAACCTGCTCGCATCGCCGCAGGCTCCTCTCTCGAATCAGGCGCCACCCGGACCACCGGCACAGTAAATGGACGACGCCCAAAAAGCCTTCAGCATCGTCCGACTCTCGCGATCGCCGGGCTTCCGCGAAATGGTTGAACTGCTCGACGCCATCGTGAAACAGGTATGCGACGAAGCGTTCAACTGCACCGACGAATCCCGCGCGCTACGCCTGCTGCATGAGGGGCGTGGAGCGGTCCAAGTAGTGAAGCGGCTCAAATCTGAAATCGCGCTGCTAACACAGACGGCGCAGGAGAACACAATTGCCTGACCCACAGAAGAATCCCGACGAACTGTCACTGGACGAACTTCGTACCCTAGCACTCGAAAACTTTGACCAGCCCGTACCCCGCGATGAGCATGGACGCTTCGCGAAGGTAGAAGAGTCTGCGCCGGACGAAGAAGTCGTCTATCAGCGCACGATCGACCTTGGCGACGGTGCCGGTGTCCAGGTGTTCGAGGGCGCATCGCTCGAAGAGCTTGTGGACAAACTGGCGAAGGCGCAAGAGAACGCGACGCGCAAGATCCGCGAGCAGAACGCGGCACTGAAGGCACAGCCGGCTCCACTGCCTGCCGTCGAGACTGAAAAGCCGCTTACGCCCGAACAGCAGTGGCTACTCCAGCAGCGCATGTTGAGCGACCCGATGAGCGTCATCAATGAGTACGTTCAGAAGGAAGTCCAGAAGGTTGAGTCTGCCAGGGAACAGGCCGCCCGCGAAGAGCGTGAGGCTGTAGCAGCCGCAGACGCAGTAGCAAAGGCGTGGGTGGACACCAACCCCGACTATTACGCCTCCGAAAAGAACGGCAACAAGATCAAAAAGTTTTTAGAAATAAACGGTCTGGGTATCTCTCCGGAGAACCTGACCGCAGCATTCAACGACCTGAGCGAGAGCGGATTGCTCGAAGCGCGGCCGGCTGAAGCAGCCAAAGCTGAACCTGAAGAAACTGTAGCGCAGCCTACTCGACGGATTGTTGAGACGACGGTGCCACCAGTGGCGACAGTAAGGCGCAAGGTTGTGGGCAGTATCTCGACGAAGCGCAGCGCGCCAGTTGAGAGCGTGTCCGGACCGACTGAAGACGCACTTTACAAAATGCCGATGGCCGAACTGGAACGGTTAACGTTTCAGCACTTCCGGTCGTAGGCACATCAGGAACACAATCTCATGGCTCTCCCCACAGCAGCGTCAGTAGTTGCCAGCGGTCTAGCAGCTTACCCCAGCGTATATTTTGACCGTACAGCAGTAGCAACCCTGCAATCCAACCTCGCCTATTACGGCGCCCTCGACCTGAAGACCGTACCCGCCCGCAGCGGCGTCGTGATTCAGTTGTTCGACCACAGCAAGATGGCGGCGAACACCACGCCCGTGACCGAAGGTACGCCCTTCGCAGGTCAGGCCATCACGCAGAACACCCGTCAGATCACCCTGTCTCAGTATGCCGATTACATCAGCATCTCGGACAAGGTTGACAAGACCCAACTCATCGACCAGGGCAAGGCCGCTGCCGAACTCCTCGGCTACCGCGGTGCTCTGAGCGTTGACAACCTCATCAGTGCAGTTCTCGACACCGCCCGCACCGCAGACGCGACCACGCAGATCAACCTCACCACGGCTTCGACGTATGTCACCGCCGCGAAGGTTCGTCAGGCCGCGTTCTCGCTCCGCTCGACCGACACACCCCCGAAGTCGAACGGACTGTTCTACGGCGTCATTCACTCCCTGATCGCATTTGATCTCGTGAACGACTCCGCGGCCGGCGGCTTCCAGGACATCTGGAAGTACACGGACGGTTCCAA